GAATCATGGCTTTCATGACTCACTACATCCCAATTCAAATTGCTCCAGCGCCGGCATAAAGCGCATAACTAACTGACCACCACTGAGATATTTCGAACGCGATACATGCAATAAACGCGGGATATAGCGGGAACGGTCGGGAGATAGTGGGAACGTTTCTGTAATTCTATTGCAATCTATGAAAATGCGAAACGGTTGCGGACGATGTCGAGTATCGACTCCCGATCGTCTTCAGACAACCCTAAAAACTCACGCGATGGAATATCGCCCCACGGGGTTCGCTTTCCGTACTGTCCCTTTTTAGCCCCGAAGTGAAATGTGCCCGCGTATATCATCGGTGAGCCTATTTCGAGTTCACCGTTTGAGACGTTATAAAAAATCTGTGTGCGGAGTTGCTTAGTCTCGCCAGTACCAGCCTTTTTGTTTTTGATGCGTGCGACTTGTTTGGTCTTGAATCGACCCGCATAGTTCAGCAGCGTGACCGTTGAGTTCGCATCCCATTTTTCGCCGTCAGGCGCGGTCTCAGTATTGAAACGATCTTTAGTCGAATCAATCAGCACCTCGCCGATTTCATTCAGCACCGGATCTATGTTGCCGACTGCATCGAGCAGCGCCTGTAACGCAGAGCTGACTTCTTTATCGTCAAGCGTTACAGATACGCTCATAAAAACCGCTCCCCAAGTTCGCGCACCAACGCAGCTTTAAACGCGGCCGCGAGCGTTGCATTTAATGCGATCGCTTTTTTCGATGCGATGTCGCGGATCTCAGCGTCGACGCTTGCACCTGGTGCATAATCCCAGCCCTCGTCTATATCGCCCGGCTCATCAGCCGCGGGGGTTTCGAAAATTCCGCCCATGCGTTTTGCTGTCGCTTCCGATACCGCGATCACGTAACACGAGCAGCCCCAGCCATTCGGCGTGTAGTGAGTGTCCCACCAAGAGTCATCGGCGCGGCGAACGATCTTGTCCCACTTGAGATGCTCGGGCCGTGGCTCGGCACTGCCGCCGTGGCGGTACATACGGAACGGTGCGACTTTTAACAGCTCTGGATCGTTGAGCTGTGCTAAACGCCCGGCGTGGTACGTCGATTTCATGTTCGTGCTGTAAATCGTGCGCGTGCGCCAGTTCTTTTCGCCTTTATAGTTCCAGCCCGTGCGTTCGATGATGTTGTCGAAGTCGGCGCGGAAATCTTCGATCGTGCCGCCGTTTTCAATCACTCGTGTTACCGCACCGGCCAGATCATTGAGTAAGTCGGCTTTCATCGCGCCCGCGACCATAAATCCTCTGTCATGCGCTGCGCCTTTGAAATCATCCCAGCGTTGAGTTGGTACCAGATTGCGCAAACGAATTTGCAGCGCTGCGAGCTGCTCGTTAAATACCGCCGCAGGTTCCGCGAACGCCAGCATTTTCATGCCGACTTCATTCGCTGCGTCTTCCGCACCGCGTCCTTGAGCCACCGCGAATGCAGTCTCTAACACGACGGTCATATCAAACTCATCGAGCGCGCTGTAACTGTCTAGCAGCGTCGTGTACAGAGCATCTAAACTGTCAGCACCGTCGACGATCTCCCGCACTTTATTAAGCCAAGCCTCCATCGGCTCGGCCGTCGCCGTTTGCAGCTGCTCGGTCAATGTTTGCAGGCGTTGATCGATTGCGTCCGGTTCACCCTCGGCAAACTGCACCGCGTCCGGTTGTGCGGGATCCACTTTTGCAGTCGGTTCAGCTTTCGCCGGTACCGGCTCAGGCTCCGGCGTGTCGTCAAAATCGTCATCATTCAAATCATACGAGCGCTTGAAGTAATCCTTAGAAAATTTCAAACCAGCACCGCTCAAAATAGCATCACGCTTGGCTTGCTTGTCGTCGACGTCTTCCTGCTGCCACATATTAAATTTCGGTGCAGCGCCGGTCATGCCATTCGCGTACATGATCCACTCGATGAGCGTATCCATTGTCTCGCAAATGAGCGCAGCATCGTCGTCGCGCAAATCGTCCGCGACTTCTAGCCCTGCCGTGGCACTTGCGTTGGTGCTGTTTGATTCGGTCGTTTGGTTTTGGCCCAGCAGCGCGATGTTGATTTCGCTGCGGCAATACATGAGCAATTTTTCAAACGCGTCGGTGCTGCCACCTTTGCCAGCCGCTTCAATAATGTCGACGCTAGAATCGTCTGGCACGACCGCGATAGCGTCTTGAATCATGCCTTCTAAATCATCGGCTAACTCGTCTTTTTCTTTGCGCTGAGTATTGCGCGGCACTTTACCCACTAGCCAAGGCGTGCCGTATTTTTCGACGAACTGCACCCAAAATCGCAGCCCGCCTTTCATAAATGTCGCTGGCCAAAATACCATCGACATTTCAGCAATGCCCCACGGATTTTGGTAGGTCGGCTCGTTGCGCGGTAATAGAATTTTACGCGGTGGCAACTCGATGCCTGTCATCATCGAATCGCGGGTGCGGAAACGCAGCTCGTTATCCGTATTAAATAGAAACCACTCCGGCGGCTTAGCAACCAACTCGCTCGGCGCAGAAAAACGCTGACCTTTCATCCACATGACTTCGATTGGCTGATAGCCATACGCCTTGGCTTCGAGAATGTCTTTAAACGCGCGCTTGATGTCGAGATCGTCGAGAATTGCTTGAATATTCGATTCAACCCGTGCAGACGCGTTGCCGCGCTCTAACCCCCACTCCAGCGACGTTACCGCTGCTTTACGTCGACGAATGGCACCGCCCACAGCGGCGTGGCCGCGCAGGTCACGATAAATAGAAACGTCTTTACCCTTGGCTTTCAAAATTGCGTCAGGGTTCGGCAGGTAATTGCCCAGCGCAGTAAAATCGGGCGAGCGATCGCGGGTAACGATGTGGTCAGTGATGGTTTTCTTGCTCATTGGTAGCCCTCGAGGATTCCGGCTGATTTGCGGCGATGACTGCTCACCACCTCGACCGGCCCTTGTCTCATTTCAATACTTGCAAAAATTGCCAGCGCCAACGACGGTGCAAAGTCGCCGTGGCGATAGGTGTCTGGGTCTTTTAAATCTTGGCGACGTTGCTTGCTGACCATCGGGATACCGTCGACTTCTTCGATGGCGCGCAGGTCGTTTGCGAGGTCTTGATCGTTCGGTACCACGATCGTGCCGTCTTCGAATTGCTGAATCATTTTCGGCATCCATGTGCCGTACCAAGCGCGTGAGAGTTTGACCTCGGCCACGCGGCCGCTGCCGTATTTATCGGCCGTATATTCGGCCAGCGTTTCACCGCTGCCGGTTGCGTCGAAGGCACCGCCGGACCAGCGCGGTAAATTGTCGATCACGTACCAGATGATCTGCTCTTGTTGGCGCGTCGGTACTTTGTGCATCTCTAACACAAACGGCGTATAGCGTCGGCGGCTTGGCTCAATCGCCAGCGGAGAAAAAATCGAATAATCGCGGTGCCGCGCGAAATCGTGACCGAACACATGCAGGTGCTCGGGTGTGCATAATTTTAAAACTGGATCGATATTGCGTTTAATCCAATCGTCGCACCACGCTTCGCGTTCGGCCGGAGCTTTCTCTGTAAAGTCATCGGCTAGCGACAATCGCACCACGGGACGCTTAGGCTCGTTTTGCATCGCGTTATCAATCCAGATGCCCGGCATACTTGTGCCGGTACCGTCGCGAGGAATCGCGTCCAGCTCTTCGCGCATTTGCGCTTTACGTGGGCCGTAGCCATTGCGGATTGTTGCGTACCATTTCTTTTTACCTTCAATGGTCGCGACATCGCCTTTCATCATGCACACGCGTTCGTACAGACCGTTTGCCACGGCGTCATCGAATGTGCACACGTAGACCGCGGCGCTGTCGCCATAGCGCCCGTCTTGAATATCTTTTATTAGCGCATTAAACGGATTTCCACGCCCGAAATGCGTACTAATAATTGATACACGACCACCCCAGATCAGCAACGCGGTCGCGGCATCAATTACCGCCGCCACGTTACGATGGAATGCGGCTTCGTCGATGATCACCTTGCCCTGTAAACCACGAATGTTGGCCGGGTTACTTGATAGCGCGACGATTTTAAAACCGGATGCGTAACGAATACGGTAACTTGTGATGTTTTTTGTCGAACCGTCTTCCTGTTGATCTTCGAACAAAAATTCTTCGATCTCAGAAATACCGCCCGCCTGAGCCATTGCGATGGTTTTAGAAAACTTGGCGCAATAACCAATAAACTCTAATCCTTTTTCTTTTGTATCGCCGATGTAGTAAACATCCATACCACCGGCTTCTTTAGACGCACCCGCCAATAGCGGTGAATCTAAACCCTCGGCAAAGGTAATGCCTGTGCGTCGACCCTTTCCGCAAACCTTAATTGGCGTATCTATGCGCAGCCAATCAATTTGATGCTGCATTAAAACACCCGCGTCCATCGGATTAAAACCGTCGGGAATATTACGCGCGCGGGGCGGTAGCTCTTCCCACTCGACGCAGCGGATCGTATCGCCTAGCGGTTTCATCGCCACGATTAAATCCCCAGTACTTTGTTACGCCAAAACGCGACTTGATCTTCGTCCATGCCTTGAGCGCGCGCTGCTGTTTCTGCATTGCTTGCCGCCTCGGCCAGCGCTTCTTTACGCGCGATCTCTTTAATCTTCACGTCGCGATCGGTGGTTTCAGACACGGCTTTTTCGAGCTTCTCGTGCGAGTACGCTAGGTCTTTCAGCATTTTAATCGCGCCCGCGATGATCTCAGGATCGTCTGCGCCCATCGTGATTTTCTGCAGTGCCAGGGAGACATCGATCATCGAGTTGCGAATGATCTCACTCGTCATGTTTGCGACTTTGGACTGCGGCGCAGCGCCGAGTTTACCGATCCAGATTTCTGCCATCTCGCGAGATTCGCGGATAGCCTTACCAACTTGATCAATATTTAATTTGTAGCGGTTAACCGCGGATTTAGTCACGGGGTCGCCGCCACGGTCTTCAATCAGCTCGTTGATTTTTTCAGTCACTTCTAACTGCGTGAGTTTGGGATCGATCAGCCACGCGTGCAGCTGCTCCAACTCGTCCGCTGTTAACCGCTTTTTAATGCTACTTTTTTGGGCCATGATCACGCCCCCGGCAAAGGACGGGATACGCCTGTGACGACCGCGCGGCCCTTCGCAACATCCACACCGCGCGCGGTAATTTTTGCGATTTTACCCGCGGGTGATTCGGTCACCGTGATTAGCGACACGTCGGCCAGCCAGTCGAGATTGGCGCGTACTTTATCCGCGCTTACGCTGTGGCCCATCGCTTCAAGCCCCATTTGCAACACGGTCTCGTTGTGCGAATAGCCCGCGTCTTGCTCCAGCATTTGCAAAATCAATAGGCGCTGATTTTCTGCGACTCGTTCAGTAAAGTTCATCACTTGCCACCTTTTTGATCTAATAAATGTTGATAGATAAGCGCAGACTGATTCGCCATCGCGTTTGTCGCGCCTTCGACTTTTGACGTCGAGCGAGAAATACCGCTGAGCCGTACGTGTATTTTTTCAATGTCTTCGTGGGTGGGGCTGTGTTTTAAATTTGCTTCAACAGTGGTGATACGTTTTTCGTGATCGCTGAGGCTACTTCTTACATCGAGATCTAGCTTTTCAATCGCATCATGTACAGACGCGGTAAACTTGTCGAACGCTTCTGGGCTAACCGTCGTTTTACGAAATGACCACGCGATCCAAAATGCGACGGCATTAATTAGCAACACCAGTATTGGCCAATAGCCGTCGAGCTTATCCGTAAATTCCATTTGTCTGATCTCATAAAAAAACGTAGTCTCAGTTTACTCGTTACCTACCTTTGATCTTTTAAACCGCTTTAAAAGATGCCCCCGCGCGATCCGTGCAAACTGACCCCACTAGCAATAGTTAATCAACTACTTAGGGGCGGATCATGTAATGGATAACCAACACAAAAAAATTGCAGGCTATCGCGAGCTGAATCAGCAAGAAATTGACTTAATGAACGAAGTCAAAGAAAAAGCTGAAGAGCTACGTGTACTTGTTGAAAAGCTCGAAAATCCGATTGCTGATATCAATCCAGACCAGCGCTGGGTCGCTATTGGAAAAACGGATTTACAAACGGGTTGTATGGCACTGGTGCGATCAATCGCAAAGCCGACCACGTTTTAATTAGCTTTTTACGTATCGGAGGGCCACAGAATGCAACGTCATAAAATCACGAATGATTTTTATCTCGATGAATTCACCCGCAGCCAAACTGCGGCACGCTACGGCATTGATAACAGCCTGAGCGTGAGCGGCCCAACGTATGCCAACCTGCGGCGCTTATGCCGCGATGTGCTGCAACCGATTCGCAATTATCTTGGCACTGTTATTAGCGTAAGCAGCGGCTACCGCTGTTTAGCACTCAACCGCAAAATTGGCGGTGCCGATGACTCACAGCATGTACCTGCACTTGCTGCAGATATAAACGCCGCGGGTAAAACCCCGATGGAATTAGCGCGGGACATCGTCGATTTAAAAATGCGTCGTGAAATTGATTTTGATCAGCTCATATTAGAATTTGGCCAATGGGTGCATATATCTACACCCAGCCGCTCCGGTTTTGAGCGCAGCGAAATACTCACGGCAGTCAAAGTGCCGCGTAAATTTCGCAAACCAAAAACAGTGTACGTACGCGGACTGCACACCCAAGAAGACGCGCTGAAAATTGCGCAAGGTCGTGCGGTATGAGAGCGGTACCGACGCTGTGCGACAGCCGCGGCAAGCAAAGCGTCACGCTGTTTTTTGTATTCGTGTCGTGGCTGGTACTCATTATTAAATTCATGGCCTCGGGATTCGATACCCCGTTCGGAACAATCCCAGAAATGAACGCCGCAGACTTTGGCCTTGCCGCTGTCGGTATTTTGGGCGCGTGGGTGGGCCGTGAATACACAGAAAAACAAATACAGCCCCGACCACCGGAGCCAACCCACTATGAATAATTTAGTCTCTAAAATCATCGGCTGGCTCGCCGCTTTGGGTGCGATGGCCGCTATGTTTTACAAAGGCAAAGCCGCGACGGAAAAAGCCAAACGTGAAGCGGAAAAAGCTGAGCGCGAAGAAGAACGCGCGGATCGTGCAGAGCATACCGCCGACACGTATCAACGTATCAACACCCAGCGCGCCGAGTTAGAACAACAGCACCAGCAGGAGCAATTAAATGATGAGAGCACTATTAATGAGCGCGATCATTTTAATAACGACTTTAAATAGCGGCTGTGCCACGCGCATTGAATATCAAACATTACCGCTGCCAATCGTGCCTCGCCCTGTATTACCCGCGATCGCACCTGCCGAGCTTGAGTGTTTGAGTGATGATACGTACAAAACACTCGTCACGCGCCAGCGCTTGCTGCGCCAATGGGGCGAGGAACTGGAATTAATTATTATGAATACGCAGGTCAAACAATGATTAAAAGCCCATTGCGCCCCGCGATGACGCAACCGCTAACGTCGCCGTATGATTTGATTACGCGATATTTCCGCGAGAATAATGGGGTAGCTGATTATTATCAGTTGTTAGAACCGGTCGATCTCACAGGTGATTTCGAGATTGAAGCGGAGTGCTTTATATCCGATTTAGAGTTCGCGCCTATTTTTGGTGGCGCGCAATTTGGTTTGAGAACTGATGCGGATGGTCTGTTGAGATTTATTCTACCCCGTACAGACCTTTCTTTATCTCCTCGGTATGCGCCGGTCGGTGGCCATATCGTTGCTGCTGGCAAATTAAATACCTTTACCGCGCGTAAATCTGGGAACGATTTTTACGTTGGGCTGAACGGTGTTGAGGTTTCAAACACATTTTCTGATATTGATGCGAGCATTTCGTTTTTATATGTCGCTGCTGTTGATGTCCCCAACCAAGGAACTCCATCGGCTCGGTTGTTTGGCGGTGTAACAAGGTTAAAAACGTGGGTAAATGGAGACAGGAATACAGGAGATCTGATTCATAATTTTAAATTCGACGAACCTAATTCAGTTTATCAGCGCAACCATGCCGTAGCGCAGGGAATTAATTTAATCCCTGAAAACTCGTTGGCTTCGGGAGCAGGCTGGAGTACGTCAGTTTTGACATTCGCTGATGCGCTGATATTTGATGGAGAGAATAATTTCGCGAGCGCAAGCTATAGCACGTCTGATATAAAGTACGGTACGTACTACAGAGTAGATTTCGAATTATTTGATTACGTTTCGGGTAATTTTGAGGTTGTCCTTACTGATACGACATCTGACTACATCCAAGGTAACGGCAAGAAATCAATATATTTAAAGACGGCGGCTAGCGGCATTCAACGAGTAATTTTAAGGTGCCGCAATGGTATTGGAGAGGGTAATTTTAAAGTTAAGAATCTCGTAATCCGTGAGTTCCACGGCTGCGAAGTAGTCGGAGGTATGCCGGAGGATTGGTTTCAAGTCGAGCGCCAGCCGCATTGGAATTATTGGCTGGGGCCTGAGCTTGGTTTTGTTGCTTCAGTATTAAATGCTGGTTGGTCATTTGACGGAATCGCGTATACATACTCCGGCGATGTTTTTACATTTCTCGGTGATACCGGTCGGTTTGAAATTGGTAAATCATACCTTGTTGAGTTCACGGCTGTAGTAAATGCAGGTCAATTGCTCGTTCGTCAGAGCACGTCAGGATCAAATGTTTTTGATACAACAGTATCCGGTGATTTTAAAGTTGTTATAACTGTCGTTGATGGGTCGACAGATAACGTATATTTCTGCTCTGCATTTTTTGACGGTGCTAGATTTGCGGGATCAGTTTTTGTTAATTCAATACGAGAAAAACTGGAGATAGCCCAATGATTTCCACTCGGCTGCCGAATCACGCCGTATCAATAAATTTAGCTGGCTCAGCTACGCACCGCATTGAAACAACCGGCGCGATTACTCCCTTAACAGTCGCGTTATCTATCACGATCACTAAAGCCGGTGTGCCGCTGGACTTAGAGCTTTTTCGCGGTTTTGACCTACTAAATATCAATCCCGAAAATGGCGATCAAACACCGGTAGAGCCTATCGGATTTTTATCTAACGCCGAATTCCGCGCATTAAATCAAATGATCGAAGCCGAGACACTGCCTGAAAGCTGGGAAGAAATCGACGCGATGGTCGTCGCCATGCGCAACGCCGCACTAGAACAACAATCACAACCCACCGAGGAATTGCCCGATGCATAACTTAAACCCCTTTGAATTTTTAATCAGCAAGCTAGCGCTGCCGATATCTGTGATCGTTTTAGGACTCCTGATCGCGTTAGCCGTGGTGTTAATCACAGCCAGTTTTCCTGCTGTCGCATGTTTATTGCTGTTTTTAGCGGTGCTACCGCCGACGCGAAAATGGGCCGCGGTGAAGGCGTATCATTTGTGGCGCGCGTTCGATTGCCTGGGCAATGCATTTTTATTTCACGACAGCCGCGAAACGATATCTAGCCGACTGGGGAAAGCGATTTATCACCAGCACCCGCCGGTTTTTAATTGGTTGATTATTGATAAAGGCGTTGCGTGGCTGCTGAATAACGTCGATCCAAATCACTGCAAAAAGTCGATTGACTGGAACGTTGGCCGCGGTATTACTTGGAATCTACAAGATCACTGGAGTATTTAAACATGGCATCAAAAACATACACCGGCGCAGCAGACGTCGCCAGCGCCACGGCAATCAGCCTCACGGCTAACAATTCGCAGCCGGTCGATATTTACAACATCGCTAACACAGGCACCGCCTCGGCGACTGTGTACGTGAAGTTAAAAGGCGCGACGGGTTACGCCGTGCTAGAGGGCGACGTACCGGCCGGTACGCTGAAAATCATCGAAGGCTTGCGCGAAGTGGAGTCGTTGAAAATTGTCGGCACAGGATCGGCGGGTGTGGTGACGGCGTAGTTTAATCCCTCCGGCGGCGCGTCCGTGCTGCCACTTTCCCGCCACCGCCCCAGCAATGGGGTTTCTATTCGTCTTTTTCTTTATCAATCCAGAAATTCTGTTTGGCTTTGATTTGTTTAATGTCAGCCCGCAATTCTCTTTCAAGATCAATGATGTGGAAAAACTCAAGCCCAGTAAGTACAGTGAATAAAATGCCTATCAACGCAAGCATTATGACGGCCGCAATTAGATACGTCTCGGCTGGCTGATTACCTAAGTAAGCGAAATAAAATGAGATTGCTGTAAGCAAAACACCTGATATAAAAGCGATAAGCCATCTTGTTTTTATTACGCTCATCCGAGTCGTTAATTTTCGACTTAGTCTTTTGGCCGACCTAAACGGTATGTCCTCAATTTTTTCTAGCTCGCGCGCCTTTCCTGCCATCGTAAACAACGCAACAAGAGGAGCACCAACGAGAGCTGCGATCCATCGCATCCCGCCGACGATGAATTTAGCTTCAAACGCGGGCAGCATCATTGCTATGCAATAGCACATAACAAATAATGCTCCGTAAAATATAGTCCGCGTTAGTATAGCCATAGTCCTTACTCTTCTTCATCCACCATAATCGTATTTTCGTTAACGAGTGTATCAAGCCAATCGTACATTCGCTCCCACATTTCTTCCTTTTTAAGCAAGCCCTTATCGTTTTCCGGCACGCTGACAACCTTTCTCAATTTTAGCTCGTCACGTGTGACCGTCCCTGATTTTGTATGAATTTTATAATCTAATTCACTTTCAACGTGTCGGAGTTGATTGGAAAAATTGTCCATAAAATCTGTCGGATCATCCTGATACGTTCTATCCCAGCTTAACGTTACAGTCACTTCAAGTGAGCGTTTTTGAATAATGTCATTCGATTCCATTTTTGTTGGAAGTTTGAATTCCGGCGGGAGAAACATTTTCAGATAGTCCCAAGCGTTACCACTTGGCGTCACCGAGATTGATTTCGTTCCTTTTACTTCCGACGTCGCGGCGTTAGATCGGCTCGGTGCTTCCGTAGACTTCAAGTCTACCGGAGCCACAAGGGTAACGCCTTTGGTATTTCTAATTTGCTTCGCTTTATCGGCCGGAGGCTGATCATTAAAAGCAACAAAATCGTCGCCTCTTATTTCTCCCGCTTCACGCAGCAACCAGTTGATGTAGTCTTCAAATTGTAAAGACCGAAGAGACATTGACTGCGACAAAATAACGGAGTTTTTACGCACTCCAAAGTACATAATACTGTGTAAAAATTCGCTAAATTTATCTTTCGGGCTTACTGAATCGAGAGTGAACTCTTCGGCGTCGTCATCCATTTTAGCTGTCGGCTGCTTCGCACCGGCGGTGTAATCAAACATCTCGCCCACGCGCAGTCCTTTATAGGGGCCGTGGTAATTGACTAGGCGAAAGTGTCTGTCTGCATCGGTACCTTGACGTCTAGCAGCCGCGGCCTTTTTCTTTTTTAACGCATTCTCTAATCGAGTCTGCAAATTACGCGTGTCTGTTTCATCATTAAACTTAGCTACTTTATAAACTAGGGATTTACTCGCCATCTAGTCGATTCCTTTATTGTTAAATTCCACTGTAAATCTCGGCCCAGTTTTTAATTTTTAAAACGTATTCGTCACCCGGATTTTTTCAAACTTAGAACGTCCTGTTCCTCTTTTTTGGACGCTGTAAGTGCCACCCGATAGATGGCCTTCTGATCCTCCGCCACGCAGTGACGGTAGTTGTCTAGCAGCGCTTCTTCCTTGCGGTTCAACGGTGGCACCGCGCTCGTTCGCTGGCCTGTGAGCACATACATCACATCTACGCCAATCGCCGCAACGGAACTCAGGTAGCCCGCTCCGGGCTGCCTCTCGTCTTTTTCGTAGTTGATCTGGGCCAGCTTTTTAACGCCCCCCAGCTCACCGAATTCAGTTTGACTAATACCGAGCCGCTCTCGCTCTTCTTTTAGCCTGCTTCCAATGGTTTCCATTTAAATACCCATAACTACTTGACAGGTATTCAAATGAATACCACAATAACTCATAAGTCTTGCCACTCCGACTAACCGGCGCAGGCGATAGGCTAACAAATTAGCTAGGAGATAACGAGATGCATGCAGAAGAAATTAAAGCGGCGATTCGCATGAGCGGTACGACCCCGGCGGTCATTGCGGACGAACTTCAAGTTTCTAAAACAACGGTCTCTACGGTCATTCACGGACGTTGCGTTAGTAATCGAGTGATGCAGCGCATTGCCGACGTCATCGGCAAGCCTGTTGAGAAAATTTGGCCGAAGAAAGAGCAGTTACCACAAGTGAATCGCAAGGACTCAGCAGCATGACCGCTACTCCTTCAATCCACAAATCTGCCGAGGCGATTTTAACCGTGCTCGATCTGGTGCTACGTCACTCGGTCCACGGCCTAACGTCCACCGAGATCGTTAAAGCGACCGGATTTAGCGCGCCGAACGTGAGCCGTTACGTGGCAACGCTGGAGTCTACCGGCTGGGCCGAACGCATCCCCGAGACGAACCGAATTCGTGCCAGCGTGCGCGTTGCTCAGCGAGCAATGGGCGTATTGCACGACTTAGATAGCGCACAGCAGCGCTTAACAGAAATGCGTAACCGCATGACCACACCAAGCAACTAATAAGAGATTTTGATTATGGCTCGTAAAGAAACCCCGTCTGTTGTGCTTGATCACGAACACCCAATCATCCGCGAGGATGCCGGTAGAACTATTGATACGCTGGCACAGCTAACCGCCGAACAGCGCGAGAACAGCTTGGCGTTAGCTCATACGTTGCACTACGACGGCCCGCTGTCACCAGACGCGTTAGAAACCGGCATTAAAGACAGCCAGCAGCGTGTCAGTATGGAGCTGTTTAGTATCGGCTCTCGCTTGTTGTTGCTTAAAGAATTGTGCGACCACGGCGACTTTCACGACCGCATCGACCGTTTGGAAATTGCACCGCGCATGGCTCAAAAGTTTATGCAGGTGAGCTTGAAGTTTTCAAATGCGCCGTCAACGGCGCATTTGCAAAAGCTAGGCAAAACCAAGCTGATCGAGTTGCTGGCGCTCGACGACGAAGAAATCAAAGAACTCGAATTCGACGGCTCGGTGCGCGGTATATCACTCGACGACATCGACCGCATGAGCTGCTCTGCGCTACGCAAACAACTGCGCGATGCCAAGGCGCAGGCCGAAGCCAAAGACAAATTGTTGGACAATAAAAATAAACAGTTAGACGACCTGCACACGAAGCTGAGCAACGGTTCAGCGAAGCTGAATACCCCCGACGAGTACCTAAAACGCGCGCTGACAGACGTATCCGCGCTTACACAGCAAATCGCCGAAACCCTCGGCACTGTATACCGCAAGGCGCTGGTCGATATTGCTGATCATCATGCGTTGCACGGCGGCAGTTCGGACGAAATTTTAATAGGCCACTTAAACCAAATAGACCGTGAGGTTACGCATATACGTGAAGCGTTCGCGCTGATCAATACCGCTGGCTGGAACGAGGAGGCCTGATATGGCATTGCCCGCAGAAATGCTGGTCGATGCTTGGCGGGAGGCCGAATCCGCTGGGCACGGCAAGAAGCAAAAGGTTTTAAAAGATTTGGCTGCACGGCTTGGCGTGTCGCTCTCGACTCTCTACCGCGAGCTAGAAGACTTGGGTTTAAAAAAGGGTCGTAAGCAACGCAACGACGCGGGCCAGATGGTACTGCCGCTGGCGGAGGCGCAAGTGCTTAGTGCATTTATGATGCAGAGTTACCGCGCCAACAATAAAAAACTGGCGACTATTACAGGCTCTTTGGACGTGTTGCGCGCTAACGGCGCGATTACCGCCGGTCGAGTCAATGAGAGTACCGGCGAGTTTTTACCGCTCAGTGAGACCGCTTGCGCACGCGCATTGCGTACTTACGGTTTGCATCCGGATCAGTTGCGCCGCCCATCGCCGTCGATCCAGCAGCGTAGCGCGCATCCGAATGACGTGTGGGAGATCGATGCATCAATCAGCACGCTATTTTATGTGCCCGAGGACGGCCTAGCGGACATGGCCCCCGGCGAGTTTTACAAAAACAAACCGGCTAACTTTGAAAGGATTAAGCGCCAGCGTTTAACGCGCTACGTGATTACGGATCACACCAGCGGCGCTGTGTTTGTTTGGTACGTCGCCGGTGGCGAGAGCATCGCTAATTTAGGCGAATCGTTCTTAGAGGCCGTGCGCGAAAAGCAAGGCGAAGCGCTCTACGGCGTACCGTTCCATTTGTATTACGACCCCGGTTCGGCGGCCACCAAAACATTTAAACGCTTTTTATCCGCGCTGGGGATCACTCCCGTTGTACACGCAGTGGGTAACGCCCGCGCTACTGGTCAAGTCGAGGTGACACACAACATCGTCGAGACGCGTTTCGAGATGGGCTTTAAGTTCACCCACGTGCCGAATATTCAATGGATTAACGAGCAAGCGCGCCGCTTTTGTCGCTGGTTTAACTCGAAGCAAGTCCACACCCGCACGGGCAAAACGCGCTTGAACGTGTGGATGGAAATTACCCAATTTCAACTGCGAATTGTCGACGTTGATTTAGCCGCTGAGTTACTAACCCGAGAGCCGGAAGAGAAAAAAGTGCGTGACAACCTGCGCGTATCTTTCCGCGGCGCGCTCTACGACGTATCGCAGGTGCATGCTGTACGGATCGGCGAAAAGTTGGCGATTACGGTTAACCCGCTGACGCCAGATACCGCCTACGTTGTTACTTACGTTGACGGTCAAGAGCTGCTCCAACCCATACCAAAAATCGTTGTCGACGAATACGGCTTTGAATCCGAGGCACCGTTAATCGGTCGCGAGTTTAAAGGCATGGCCGACACCGAGTTGGATGTTAATCGTAAATCTATTCAGCGCCTGATCTACGAGGTAGACACCGACGACGAGGCCACCGCCGCCGCCAAAGCCAAAAAGCTGCCGTTTGGTGGGCGTATCGACCCGTACAAACATCTTGATGACCTACCACAAATCGCCGTACTGCCGCGCCGCGGAACACAGCATGACGTTAACGCTAGCCGCATTGAGGAGCGTGTTTTAACCCACGCCGAGGCCGCTATGCAGCTACGCCAACGTGTGACATGGAACGCGGCACGTTACGCAGAGTTAGTGCGTAAGTACCCACTGGGCTTGACTGAGGCAGACATCGAAGCGATGGCCACCTACTGGAGTACAGCAAATGTAGTTCAGATCGGAGGTAAATCGTAATGCTGAATTTGAATAAAGCCCTAATCGACTTGAGCTTAACCCGCAAATGGCTTGGCAACGCCTTGGGCCTAAGCCGCACCGCGGTGAGTGCTATTTGCAACCACGGCCAGTGGCCAGCGAATCCCGAGACTGAGATTTTAAAGCAGTGCATCACGGCACTGTTAGAAGAGAAAGGTGCCAGCGCTGCAACGCTGGCAGCCCTATTTGATATCACACCCGCTACCAACGGAACGCAAAACAAAGAGGACTTTGAGATGTTACTACGAAAACAACCACTTTACCCAACCACCCGCAAGCACTTCGGCATCGTTACCGACCCATTTGGGGAGTTGACCGACGCCGCGCAAGTATTCGATACACCCGATGTGCGTTACGTGCGTCTTGCGCTAGCGCAGACGCTAACCAGCGAGCGATTCATTGCAGTGTGCGGCGAATCCGGCGCGGGCAAATCGACGCTGCGCCGCGATTTAATCGACCGCATTAACCGCGAAGCGCTGCCGGTAATCGTCATCGAGCCTTACGTGCTGGGCTTAGAAGACAACGACAAAAAAGGTAAAACGCTAAAAAGTACGGATATCGCCGCGGCGATTATTCGCACGGTAGACCCGCAAGCCAAGCTGCGCCTCAGCGCGGAATCACGTTACGCCCAGCTGCACAACGTGCTGCGCGAATCACGCCGTAGCGGTAACCGTCATGTACTCATCATCGAGGAGGCCCACGGCCTCAGCATCCCTACGCTCAAACACTTAAAACGTTTTTATGAACTGGAAGACGGCTTCAACCGTCTGCTGAGTATTGTGCTAATCGGCCAAACAGAGCTGACCCAAAAGCTAGCGGAGAATCGCAGCGAGGTGCGTGAAGTTGTGCAACGCATCGAGCTGATCACTCTCGATCCGCTGGATGCCCACCTAGAAGGCTACTTACAGCACCGCCTAATCGCCGCGGGAAAGCAGCTGAACGACATTATGGATAAGGACGCGGTGGAAGCCCTGCGCGCGAAATTAACGGTACCGGCGCGTGATAAGCGCACCCGCTCAATCAGCTTGCTGTACCCGCTTGCCGTAGGTAATCAGCTAACGGCCGCGATGAACTACGCCGCCGATATTGCTGCGCCTAAAGTCACCGCCGACGTGATTAAGGCGGTGTGACATGCAGCTAAATCATCAACTCGTGAATACTCATTACATCGACCGCATCGGCAACGTCGCGTATGCGATCGGCAAATTAACCGATCTCGATATCAGCATTTTAGACATCGACATGAACCGCGCTAAGCCCGTGATTACGGTGCAACGCTGCTACGCCGTGCATCAGCTCAATGGTGTGCAGTTTGCCCGCAAGGGTGGCCCCGCGGGGCCAATCAACCGTATGCAGGCCAACATCCATAACTGCCGCATTGAGTGGGAGGTCCAGCCATGAGCCACGTCTTAAAACCAAACGCGCAAACGCTAATCAACGCGCAGAACTATCAGATCGCCTGCGCTCTATCCGTAGCACATGACGCCGCGCGTGAGTTGCTGAATGCCGGTGTGCCGATGCACGAAATCCATATGCGCGATTCGTTTGTGCATATGACGTGTGGCGATGCCAGCGCGGTCCCCGGCGTTGCGATTATGAGCACCGTTTACAAGGTCGGCAAAACCGTTACCCGCGCGTCGTTGCTCGGTTGCGTGCTCGAATGGGAGGGGGTCGCATGAAAACACTACTCAAAAAACTGCCCGCGCTGGCGCTGCTGATCGGTGCCGTCACACTGCTGCAAATTCACGCAATGGCGTGGTGGACGCAGTACGACCCTGCCACGGGTTGGCTGTGGAGTGTGGTGATTGAGGCCGGAGCAATCTGGCTATGGTCTGCGCGCAGCCTTTTACGCAACAGCATCGCCTTATTTGCCACCGCATTAGCGCTCATCGCCCCGTTGTACCAGCTAGCAGCGCCGATGCTCGACGGCCAACGCGCAACACAGCAAGCCGCAACCACGCTGCCAGCGCGCACGGCAGCCGCGCAGGCGCAGATTGCAACGCTCACGGCATCGTTAGCGCAATACAACGACAACAGCGCCCACCGTGGCGGCTGGGCACCGTTGATTGCGTCAACACAGCAGCAACTGGCCACGGCCCGCGCGGATCTCGCCGCGCTGCAAACCGAGGCCGCGACACCGGCCCCCGTGGCGCTCGCGGTATATCTGCCGATGGCGATGCAAATGATCGCGCTGTGCTTGCTGCAGTGCCTCGTCGTGCTCACCACACGCACCGTATTCGCCCGTTCAAACGACGAGGCAACCCAAACAGCAGCACCCGCCGCTGGGGACGACATCGCCGCAGGACGCGGCGACGAGTCCCGCTCTATTTCTAACGCACTCGCTGACATAGCGCTCATGCGACCAAAGCCCGACGCCACACGGTAACGCCTAAGCCGCGTGGCGTAGTCATCAATCTAGACCAGGCACGAAACCGACATCGAAAAAATAAAGGGCCACCGATATGAGTTGGTACACAGACGCAATGTCATTTATCAAAAAACAGCAGATCGAGCACCCAGAAATGACGATGCCCGAACTGAAAAAACATTGTTCGAAAAACTATCCATTTCATCAACGCTCGGGCTGGGCATACAAAGCATGGCTATCAGCAATGAAAGATGTTTTCGGACGAACAAAAAAAGCGCCTGCGCCTCCGGGCCAAGGAGATCTCTATGAGTAACGTATGGATAGCACGCTGCCCAAAGTGCGGGCCGGTGCGAATCGAACAAATAGCGCAGCCACAAAACTGCAAAACACAATTAAAAGTTGGACCGCGCTCAATACGTCAGTGCGGCCAGTTGTTAATCGATATTAGAAGCACCCGAGGTGTGAAATGAAAACTGAACCAAAAATTCCGCATTTAGCCAGCGCCGCGCTAAAGAGCGTCATGGAAGAAATGGCAGCGCAAGACAAAAAATGGGGTGCGGATCGTGACGAACACGACCTCGCGTTTTGGCACTTAATTTTATCTGAAGAAGTTGGTGAATGGGCAGAAGCAATACTGCACTACCGCGCCGACGGCCCTAAAAAATACGGCCTCCGGAGCGAGATAGTACAAGTTGCAGCGGTTGCGCTGCAGATCATCGAAGACATCGACCGCAGTGAATATATGGAGACGATCAATGAATACTGAGACCAAAATTCCCGAAGGCTATATGAAAAATTCGCGCGGCGATTTAGTGCTGATTGAAAAAATCAAACCCCTTGATTTGCTCAAAGACCAAGCCGCGATTGCGCTGGCTAAACAAGCGCAAGACATCCACATGAGCCTCGTTAAGTTTAAACGAATGGCCCTCGACGATATTCAGCACCTGATTAAATTAGGTGCCGAAAAATACGACGTTAAACTCGGCGGCGACAAAGGCAATATCAGCATTAGCAGTTACGATGGTCGCTATAAAATTCAGCGCGTATTTGCCGACCGTATTTCGTTTGGTCTTGAGATTGAAGCCGCGAAGGAATTGTTTTTGCGCTATCTCGACGAAGTAACAGCCGGAGCAAACGACGACGCCCGCGCATTAATCGACGGCGCATTTCGCACCACGCGCGGCGGCTCATTACGCACCGCCGAGTTGCTGCGCCTGCTCAGCTACGACATCAAACATCCGAATTGGGTGCAAGCGTGCGAAGCACTTAAAGACAGCATCAGCGTCGACGGCTCCACCGTTTATGTGCGCGTATCCGAACGCATGAACGACAGCGATAAATATCGTCCAATCCCGCTGGATATTGCAGCGGTCGGAGGTGGTTATGCGCGGTAATCTCAGCACTCATGATAATTACGGCCGATTGAAATTTAACCCCGAACTGCATGATAAACACGACATGCCTTGGCTGACGACCGACGAAACATACTTGATTAATAACTATTACAAAGACGGTGCGGAGGCCATCGCTTTGGCTCTTGGCCGCACTACCGCAACCGTAGCGGATAAAGCCTACCGGCTGCGTAAATTGGGGCGGCTGGTACGCCCCGATGTTGTCACATATCAAAAAACAACACGCAATTCTCGGAGTAGCGATTATGTCTAGTAACAAAAATACGGCGTGCACAATCTGCGACGACACCGGCATCGATGATCGTCTTGCAAACTATCGAGCGTGCAACTACTGCCGCACGGGGCAAGTGCTAAAGCTGAATTTTCTGCGCGTTAAACACGCAGAAATGCAGCAAGACGTATACAGCCTAGAGCGCGAGATTAAGCATCTTGAAACAGCAATTCCGTTGGTGGAGAGCTAGTTATGAATAACTTCACGACACACGGCATCGCAACAATCACGGTATTAATTACCGTCACGATATTGTTAGCGGTGGCGTTATGAAAGCGGGCGTTTTATTTAACCCACACGCGCTATGGATCGGCGCGCATTACTCACCGTACAACAAGCGGCTGTGCATTAACGTTGTGCCGTGTGTAACGATCTGGGTGTGTGCGCGTGACGGCATTGTGCCAGTTAAAAAATAACCACAAGCTAACGGGCGCGTAGCGTCCAAATTGAGCGCCTTGTTATTTGGCGCTGGAGGAATAAATGAATAACGAACTACTCATAAAAATGGGGGCGACTGAGGCATGGGATGCCGTGCAGAAAGCGTATGGACTGCTGTATGGGCCAGAAGCGCCGACAGAT